TCAGTTGGTAGAGCAGCGGACTGAAAATCCGCGTGTCCGTGGTTCGATTCCGCGACTGGCCACCAGTTTTTCAGACGGCTCCCTAACGGGGGCCGTCGTCGTTTCTGCCGTCTGAACCTGCGCGGTGTTCTGCTGCGCTGCTCTGGCAATTTCCCGCGCCTCCGCTGCCAGAACGATAGGGAGCCAAATCTCTCGCTTCTTCGGGTCTTTCTCCGTCGTTAGTTCGCTCGCCGCGATGATCTCTAGCGGCGCTATTTCTAGCATTTCAGCGAGCTTTACGCATGCGTATGGCGGCAGTCCTTGCCGATGGCTTTTTGCGTTCCTGAGCGCGTTTACATTTTGTTCTAGCTGTTTGGCTAGCTCTACGGCGGTTCCGTATTTCGCTATTCCAGCTTCGATATAGTCTCTAAGTTCCATAGCCGCTTTTCGCCTGTTGACATTGTAATTTTATGATGTTACCGTGCGCGTAAATTTACGATGCGTAAATTTATGTGCACCCGGATTCTAGTGGGTTAGACCTAACAAGGCAAAAAGGTTTATGGAACTATCGAAACTCGCTCGGCTTCCATCCAGTCGCCAATTTATTGGCCCACTGGCTTTCGAACGTTTGCCGCGCGTTTTCTGCTTGGTTCCTGCACTCCAGTTCTTTCAGTGCGGTAGTAGGTCTTACGCACTCTTGCGACGGGCTGTAGAAGCGCGCCCAGTACTGTTCCTTGATGCTGACGTTCGTGTTCGGTTGCTGCGCGGGAATCATCTGCTGCTGAACGGGCGCCGGTCTGTCCCGGTTGGCGCGTTCAAGTGGCGCGCTAGCAATAGGCGGCTGGAAAGGACTGGTTACCGCTCGGTTAGGCTGGAACCATCTGAATGCGATAACCGCCAAGACTACGGCAACGACGACAGTCCAGACAGGAACGTAGCGGCTCCCTGTGTTCGTCTTCACTCGCTGCTTAAGGGTCACCCCCTCCCATCCTTCTCTCGCGGATCTGAATCGACTTCTTATGTCGTTCAGACGCCTTTCCTTTTTGTGCTCGGGTAGTTGATATGAATGGTATTCACGTTCGTCTAGCGCCATTCGCCCTGCCTCCGTTGACGGTGGGTCGAAAAAAATGAGCGTCCAGAATAACCCCAACCGCGATTCAGGCAAATGCCGCAGCTGTAGCAACAGTGAAGAATTGCGGGATTTCCCGACGATTGGTCATTGTTCGCGCCTCCGTTTCAATGTTTGCCAAGACGAAGAGATGGACTGTTGTTTTTTTCAGCTTTGTAATTCTGGCAGTCGCGTGGACACCATAACCGGCGCACTCCCCGCCCGCAGCGAAGCGAGGACGGAGAGCGCGCCGGTTATGGTGTCCGCTCTTGCGGCAAATTCGTTCCGTTTTTTCACCCTGTCCGACACCGGTATTTTTCATCAGCGGCGGTGTAGCACCGCTGATGAGTCCGGTCTACCAGACTACGTTGATTGGAATCCCGATGGCGATCGACACCGTAAAACTCCGGTCCCCGTCCATTGACGAAGGCACAGCGTCTTTCCTCGAAAGACAGTGCATCTTGAAGCAAGGCGTCGAACTGTCGTCTGGTGAAATCCTTTATGAAATCACGACAGGCAGTCTTGAAGGCTCGTGGGATTCCCGGATTGCCTTCAAGGTGCATCGTGAAGATTGGGTAACGGATTGCAACGGAAAGCTCCAGCAAGTGCCGTGTAAACCGTTCGTTGTTGTCGAGGCTTCGTATCACAAGTTCTTCCACGGCCAGAACATTTATGGGAACCCGACAGGGTTCCAAGAACTATCGAGACTGTTCATTAACCTCGTCGGTGAAATGCTTGCCGACGACAGTTATTCAGCTATTGAAAAAGCAAATTTGCTACCCGATCCAGCGAAGTGGGAAGTGCGCCGCGTCGATTGGGCCGAAATGTTTCGACTTTCGCCCGAAGCTCAAAAAGAGTTCTTCCGCGCTCTCAAGAATTGCAAATTCCCGCGTCGTGCACTCAAAGAAGCGAAATATGACACAGCAGTACATTTCCCCGGCAAGTTCACAACGCTCCGAATCTACGGAAAGGGCGCGGAATTTAAAGAGCATGACTTTGGAAGGCTGCGGCATTCACTCGTTGCTTACGCCATGCGACAAAACGGCGATATCGATTATGACCAAGAATTCGGCCAGCGCGTCTATGGTTGGGTCGAGAAGAAATCAAACGCGCTTCAGCGCCTTGCCAATAATCGTCTGCGGGCGGAAGTCCAGATAAATGCGGACAAACTCCATCACGACTTCGACGGGCGCTATCCGCTCGTTTCTGAAATCGACGACGACTATCTAATCAACATATTTAACGATCAAATGTTTAAACTTCTGCGCGAAGGGAGATCGGCCATGGAAACCGTGAGAACGTGTAATCAGGTATGGGCGCGGCTTGATGCCGTGTATGGCGACAAGACAGCAAAAAGCCTTCATTCGTTCTGGGTGACTTTGGCGGGACAGGGCGAAGAAGTTGTCCGCGAACGTTTCTCGAAAAGCCAGTTTTATGCAAATCGAAAAAAACTCGTTGACGCAGGTGTGAGCTGGTTGTCCTCCGATGTGTTCATCGTTCCGCAGGAAACGGCCTTGCCATTGGACTTCAAGCCGTTGTCCGCAGATCCCCGCCGCTGCGTCGGCAAAGTTTCTGCAAATTCGATTTTCAATTTCTGCCCGGTCGAGCAATACGGGCTTCGCAAAGCTGCTTAATTTTCTGAAGAGGTGCTGCCATGTCTATTGCTGAGAGCAAGTTGGAAACACAAGGGAAAACGATGTCTGTCAAGCCGGGTCAGTTGTATGTTTCCGGAAAGATTAACCAGATCGACAAGTTTCACAACCGTAACAAAGAGACTCGCTATCGCAATCGGGTCCTGATGAAAGACAACTCGGACGACTTTGGTTATCCGATGCCCGTTGACGTGGTGGCGGAGCAACCGCTTGGCAAGCCAGGCGAATTGTGGGAAGGCGTCGTGATCATTCGCACGTTCCGGGGTGATTACGAGACTCGACCAGATGAAAACGGCGAGGTCAAGAAGATCAAGCAAGTTCGGCTGGATTGCTACTTCACCGAATAGTTTCGCATGCGAAACATTTTTAATCGTGTAAGGGGTTGAACGTGTGCATGTCGGCGCTACGGCGTTTCATTGGTGTTTCTGGTAATTGGGTTATTGCTTCGGCAATCGGTGTCTCGATCTATTGGGGCGCGGCATTCGCTACAGCGTGGCTCGGTGGTGCGTTCTGATGGCTGCATACGCTTTTCAAGGGCTGTGCTACGCCACGCCCGCCGCAGCGCTGACAGCCTTCAACAACCAATACCCGATCATCGGCGACAACAACATGACGTCTTTGGTGTCGTCTGCGATCACTTCGTCGGGTGTGATCGGCTACATGGTCAATACTCGCCCCCTGACTAGCAACAACCTCTACAGCCGTACCGGGTCGCTCTCGCTGGCCACTTGCACAAAGCCTGATGTCCCGTACGACTACACGGGCGCGGGGGCGATCTGGGCGTTTTTCTTCACAACGACGCTCGGATTCTGGCTCGTTGCGAAAAAAGCCGGATTGATTCTCGAAGCCGTCCGGAAATGGTGAATTCCCGCGTTTTGCGGAATCCGTTGGGCTTGCGGTTTCAAGCTCGTTTTTCCCGCGTTTTGCGGAATCCGTGGGGCTTGCGGTTCCAAGCTCGATTTTCAGGAGTTACAAACATGCTTAAGAATCTCAAAGCTGCGATCCTCGGTCTGTTCGTCATGGCCTTCTCGCTCTGCGGCGTTTCCGCGCATGCTGCTGGCGTCGATCTGACCGCCTTGACCACCGCCGCCGATTTTTCGACGACGACCACCGCCATTTTGGCGATTGCTGCCGCGCTGATGGTCGTTTACATCGCGTGGAAGGCTGCCGGTCTGGTGATTGGTGCTGTTCGCCGCCTCTAATCCCGCTAGGCGCAAATGAAAGGCGCGGCGTCCTCAGCGATTCCGCGCTTTTTTTCATTCTGGGGGAAATATGCCAATTGATCTGAGTGAACTAGTCGCTGTAGCGGTCAGAAATATGAATCCTATTGTTCTGGCCATTCTGTCTGTGGCTGCTGGGCTGAAGGTCTTGGCGGTGACGTTCACGGCCTGCTACATCGTGATTGCTACGGCAAGAGGTCAGCGCTTCATTGGTGGCCGCATATATCAAGGTGTCGGCTCTGGTCGTCGTGGTGGTTGTGGTCGTCGCGGTAGGTGGTAATGATGAATGGCGATATGTGGAATTTGTTGTTCGCGTTTTGGGGAATAGTCGGCGCGTGTGCCGTGATCTGGGGGCTGTCGTGAAACTGAATAGACGTGTTCGAGCTTATCTTTTGTCGTTTTGGTTTGCGCTCGGTTCGGTTGTTCTTCCAATTCGAGAGGCGCGTGCCATTGTGCCTTTTGTCTCGGTTGCTATTGCTGCGCTCGGCGCGGGTGGCTCAATTATTACGGCAGACATTCTTGCAACTACGGCGTCGGCGCTGGTTGGTGGAACTATCGTCGCTCTTGCGATCACGCCGAAAAATCTGGGTGATGAGCCGTCGATGACGCGTATTCCGTTGACGACTTCGCCGGCTAGTTCGTCGGCGATGCCTGCGCCGTCTGTTCCTTCGAGCGCTACGCAATCGACATCGACAAAATATAATGGTATCGGCGGATATATTTACGATACTGCTACCGATGCATGTAATTCGTCTGTTGCTGTTTACAACGAAACGTGCACGTGCACTGGTTCTATATGCATGCGTTCCTCGGGTAATAGCTTAATTGTTTTTTCTTTAACAACCACGATTTGTCCTTCGGGCTATACGGCGTCGGGTTCTTCTTGTGTTTTGAATAATGCGCGTGTTGCGGCATCGGATGGCAATTATGATCTCGTCCGTTCGGGTTCTACGTTAAGTGATCCCGGTGTTTCCGGCGAAAAAGATGCCAAGCCGAATAATGTCGCTGTCAGTTCCGGTTCTGGCAAGATTTGGGGCACTAATTCCGCTGGTCAGAATTTTGTAACGACGATTACTCCAACGTCTGATGGTGGCTCACAGATTCAGACTCAGACGCAAATATCTGGGGGCTATGTCAATACGTCGACGGTGGTTGTAGGTGCTAACGGTGCGGTTGATTCGTCGACGTCGTCGAGCGCTACTGGTTCGATTTCTGCGGCGGCTGACGCTGCGACAGCGCCGACAGTGACTCAATCGTCAACGAACGCTCAGGCCATTCAGTTTCCTGACGATTATGCCCGGACCGGCGAAGTGGCTCGCGCTGCTCAAACGGTTGTTACAAGCGTCGACCGTATCCATACCGATCTGACGTCAACGACGGAAGTGTCAGACCCTTCCGCCGACACTTCCGCGTTCTCCGAGGCCTTCTTCAAGGGCACGTTCACAGGCGTCCTGTCGTGGCGACTTCCTGCCCATACCTCGACGTGCGCCACGTCGTCTTTCGAGTGGATCGGCAAGACATACGCAATCAATCAGCATTGCGCCTTGATGGATGATTACAAATCGGAAATCTCGGCCGCGTCTGTCCTGATGTTCACGATTCTCGCCTTGTTTATCGTCCTGAAAGCCTGATATGCCGCTACCTGCTCTCTTGGTTCCGTTGGTTTCGTTCATCCTCCGTGATCTGGTCGTCAATTTTTTTGTCTTGTCCGGTGTCGTTGCGCTGGTGGTGTTCCTTGTCCCGTTCGCTGCGGGATACCTCGCGTCCTTTGTCGGTGTATCCAGCCTGACGAATGCATTTGGATCGGTCGCGCCCGGTGTCTGGTGGTGGCTCGACATGTTCCGCCTCGACTACGGCGTGCCGCTGGTCATCTCGGCCTTCGTGGCGCGGTTCCTGATTCGTCGTCTTCCTGTGATTGGGTGATGAAATGAAAATTTCTAGCATTCAATGTGATGATGGAACGGCGCGAAATACGGCCCGGATGATTGCTGCCGATGGTTACGCCGACAAAAGCGCGATCAATATAAAGCGCGTGGTGCTTTAATGGCCATCAAAGCCTATGTCGGGGTAATGGGTTCCGGCAAAACCTATGAAGTCGTCAGCGTCGTTATTTACAACGCGCTCAAGACGGGTCGTCGTGTTGTATCCAATATCGCCGGTCTCAACTTCGAGGAAATCAAGGGGGCATTGATCGCCGAAGGGGTCGAAGAGTCAGCTATTGGCGAACTCGTCTGTGTTCCTCACGAAAAGATTCTCGATCCACTGTTCTGGCGTACCGATGAGGATGACAAACTCGGCATTGATGCCTTTATTCAACCCGGCGATGTGATCGCCCTGGACGAGATTTGGCGGTTTTGGGATGGCCTTGGCCTGAAATTCGCCGATGGTCGCGGTCGTCGTCCTGAACGAGTCATGAATTTCGTCCGGATGCATCGCCAAATGACGCAACCAAAAACCGGCGTGTCCTGTGATCTAGCGATTATCACCCAAGACCCTGCCGACGTTCACCGGAGTATCAAGGGAGTCATCGAGGAAACGTATCAGATGACGAAGTTGACGGTAGTCGGTCAGGAAAACCGCTACCGTGTCGACGTCTTCCATCGGACAAGGATGACACGCGCCCCGATGCGTTCGTTTTTCCGTGAATACGACCCCAAGAAATTCAGCTTCTACAAGTCGCACAGTCAAGCGAAAGCCGGCGCAGCCGACGCTAAGGAAATCAACATCGACGACCGAGGCAACGTTCTGAAAGGTGGCCTGTTCAAGTTCGTTCTTCCGTTAATGGCGCTGCTTGGCATTATCGCGGTCTGGTTCCTCCTGCGCTTTTTCAACCCGCCGAAGGACAAAGACAAAGCGCCGGAAGCTGCGGCATCTGGTCAGGTGGCATCTGCGACGACTGCTGCCGGCGAGAGTGCTCCAGGGGCGAAACCGGACAAAAAGAAGCTCGACGTGTCGGACGATTGGCGGCTGATCGGCTGGTTTACGAACAAGTCAGGCGATGTGTCTATCTTGGCTGCTGACGCGCAGTCGCGTACTCGATCTGTTTACGATCCTCCCGGCTTCCGTGTTCGCGGCTGGTCGTCCGCCGTCAAGCTCCCCGAAGGCGACATGATTACTTTCTACAGCGGCCAAGCGCCGACGAAGCGGGATACACCCGCGATGGTGAAGCCATGAAACGATTTCTTTTTCTCGCGCTGTTCTCGGCGCAAGTCTTCGCGGCGCAGCCGCAAGCCTTCAGTTTCCAATTCAAGGAAATCCGCTTCCCCGATCTGCTGCGGGTGGTGTATTCCGAAGTCCTTGACCGGTCGTATGTCCTCGACACGGAACCGCTGAACAATGAAGACCTGTTGACGGTTCATATCAAGGATAAGACCGCTATCGAGGTCAATGCGTACATAGACGCGCTACTCGATGCGCGAGGCTTTGCCGTCCAGCGCCGTGGCGCTGTCGACATCATTACCAAGAAACCGAAAGATGTGGAACCGGAAAAAGAGGTTTTTGTGTACCGTCCGCGCTTCCGCTCGGTCCAGTACCTTCAAGATCTGGTGATCGCACTGCTTCCGAAAGGCAGCTTCTCCGGCCAGCGCATGATATCGAACGGAGTCGGGGTTGGTCAGACATCCGCACAGACCGCGATTCCGGGCGCTACAGGTGCACAAAACCAGACCGGCAACACTCAGACCGCACAACAGTGGCGCGGCGTTCCTGATACCGGAACAAGCGCCTACAGCCAGATAGACAAGGCGCAGCAGGATACGCTTGTCTTCTCGGGCGAGGCGAAAGATGTGCGCAAGCTCGATGCGCTCCTGAAACAACTGGATACGCCATCGAGCGAAATTTTGGTCAAGGCGGTTGTGTACGAAGTCCAGACCACTCAAAGCGAAGGGAGCGCCGTGACACTCGCCGCCGCGATCCTTGGCGGCAAGTTCGGTATCGCAATTGATGGCGGCGCGTCGACGTCCAATGCGGTCAAACTCAAATTTAATAACTTCGATGCGGTGTATTCGGCGCTGTCGGGTGACAAGCGTTTCAAGCTCGTCAGCGCTCCTACGATGCGCGTCAAGAGCGGCAACACGGCGCGATTCGTCGCCGGCTCCGATGTGCCCGTCCTCGGTTCGGTCAGCTATCAACAGAATGGCGCTGCTGTCCAGTCTGTTGAATACAAGTCGAGCGGCGTGATTCTCGATCTAAAGCCCCAGGTACGGGAAGATGTGACAGACCTAACGATTTTCCAGCAGATAAGCTCTTTCATCCAGACGCAAACCGGCGTCAGCAATAGCCCGACGCTGCTTAAACGTGAGATACAAACTCAGGTAGCGGCGAAGGCTGACGAAATGATTGTCCTGGGTGGCCTTGAGGAAAACAGTTCTACGGTCAGTGAGTCCGGCCTGTCGTTCTTACCCAATTTCTTGCGCAGCGCCGGCAACGACCAGACCAAAACCGAAATCATGGTTGTATTGAACGTCCAGCGGCTCTGA